TCAAGCACCCACAAGGGGTTGGTTTGATGTTCTTGATGACTGGTTAAAGAGAGACCGTTTCGTATTCATTGGATGGTCTGGTTTAATTCTTTTACCATGTGCGTTCTTATCAATTGGTGGTTGGTTCACAGGAACCACATTCGTTACAAGTTGGTACACACATGGTATTGCATCTTCATATCTTGAAGGAGCAAACTTTTTGACCGCAGCAGTATCCACACCCGGAGATGCAATGGGTCACAGTCTATTATTCCTTTGGGGGCCTGAAGCACAGGGTTCTTTTGTTCGTTGGTTACAAATCGGTGGACTTTGGAACTTTGTAGCATTACATGGTGTATTCGGTCTCATAGGATTCATGTTACGTCAATTTGAGATTGCAGGTCTAGTAGGGATTCGTCCTTATAACGCACTCGCATTCTCAGCAGTGATCGCAGTATTTACTAGCGTCTTTTTAATATATCCATTAGGACAGCATAGCTGGTTCTTTGCACCTTCATTTGGAGTTGCAGCAATTTTTAGATATATCTTATTCATACAAGGATTCCATAACATCACACTCAATCCATTTCACATGATGGGTGTAGCAGGTATTCTTGGTGGTGCTTTACTTTGTGCTATTCATGGTGCAACAGTACAGAACACATTGTATGAAGATACATCAATTTATACCGAAGGTAAGATTCAAAGCACAACATTCCGTGCTTTCGATCCTACACAGGATGAGGAAACTTATTCAATGATTACAGCAAACAGATTCTGGTCACAGATATTTGGTATTGCTTTCTCTAACAAAAGATTCCTACACTTCTTGATGCTCTTTGTGCCTGTGATGGGTATGTGGACATCATCAATCGGTATCGTAGGTCTTGCACTTAACTTAAGAGCATACGACTTTGTATCTCAGGAGATAAGAGCAGCAGAAGATCCAGAGTTCGAGACTTTCTACACAAAGAACATTCTTTTGAATGAAGGTATGAGAGCATGGATGTCATCTGTGGATCAACCTCATGAGAACTTTGTGTTCCCAGAGGAAGTATTACCTCGTGGTAATGCCTTGTAAAATCACATACATATGATATAATAAAGGCCCTACTATGGGTCTTTTTTTATGAAAGGAAAAGATGGATTTAGATGATCAACTACAATTGGCTCACTTACTATTACAAGAGAGAAAGTGTAGAGTTTGTGGTCAAGAAAAAAATCTAATTGATGGTTATTATCGAACTCGTAAAAATGTTAGACTAGCATCTTCCTATTCATATGAATGTAAAGAGTGCACGGTCAAAAGAGTTTGTGAAAACAATCGTCGCAATCGACTCAAGAAAAATCGTATCAAAAAAATGAAACAAACTGAAAATTTGCAACAACTCATGGAAAGATTTACTAAGAGATTAAATCAAACAAATCCAAATGACAAGGAGAGAGTATCTTATCTTAAGGGTTGCATAGACACTGTTGATTATTTGTCTACAGGAAAACTACCAAATGACGGTAATCACGATGGTATGAAAAATCATAGACCTAGACATTCTCAACTTGATGCGTTAGACTGAAAAATATCAACCACTATATAAAATCGAGAGATCATTACTTATGAAAATTTTTCTTGATACTGCTGATACGAAAACTATCGGTAAACATTTCAAGACTGGATTGATTGATGGTGTGACTACAAATCCAACATTGATTATGAAAAGTCATGAAAGACCTGACGACGTATATCGTGATTTAGTTTTAATTGGTCTTAAGGATATAAGCATGGAAGTTGTAGGAACTAAAGAAGAAATGCTTACAGAAGCAGATCGTCTGATTAGTAAATTCCATGATGCGGTCACAATCAAAGTGCCTTGCACACCCGACGGCCTTGCGGTTTGTAGGGACTTGTATGCTCAAGGTGTTAGAGTTAATGTCACATTGATATTCAGCGTCTCACAGGCGATCCTAGCGGTCAAAGCGGGAGCAAGATATCTCTCACCTTTTGTTGGTCGTGTAGATGACCAGAGATTTGGAGGATGTAATCTCATTAGAAGAATTAAAGAGGTGTTGCCAGTTCATGTTGCAGCACAATATAATCTACCTGAGATACTTTCTGCCTCAATCAGATCAGTTGCTGACGTAGAGCATTCATTTGCTCAAGGTGCTGATATCTGCACAATGCCACCTAAAATCTTTGAGGGCATGTATAATCATATTCTCACAGACAAAGGATTAGAACTTTTTGACATCGATTATCAGAAAACAATTAAGGAATTTACCTAAAATGAGAGCTGTAGTCTATTCAAGAGATAATTGCCAATGGTGTGATAGAGTAATACAATTACTTAGAAGTGTTAAGATCGATTATGTTGAATACAAATACGATCTAGACTTTACAAAACATGAATTTCAAGAGGAGTTTGGCTCCGATGCCACATTTCCTCAAGTTTCAATTGGAACCCGTTACATTGGAGGATGTAAAGAAACTTTAAAATGGTTACAAAAAGAAAATCTCATATGAAAAACTTTGAAGAAGTTTATTTTATCGTTGAGAAAGCACTTGAACTTGCTTTCAAGGGTGATTTTGTTTTAAAATTTTATCCCTATCTTGAAGGAGAGGGTGTAAAGAAAAAACAAATTGAAGAGTTTATTGCAAGTTCAACAGCAGATGAATTATCACAACAAGTCTTAGAACTTGAAGGATATATCAAAGGTGGTGACAAAACTTTAAAAGAGGCCTACGGTCACATACCAAAACCAAAAGCAAGAAAGATAAAAACTTATCTTTATGGTATACTAGAGGATGCGTGGAGGTACAACCATGACAAAAGGAGAGGAAGAAGAAAACGCTCTAAATAAAAACAAACCCGAAATCAATCGGGGTGTAGAGTTGTTACTACGTAATAGGAGGAACGTTCAACCTAAACCAACTTTCCAGTTAAAATTTAATCTCTTTAAAAGAGAAATAACTTTAACTTTAAACATAACAAAAAATAATCTCTAGGAGATCCATGGAAACTTTAATAGTAACTCTAACGATCACAACAACAGTATCGTTTCTTGCACTATTGGTAGGAGGTGTGATAGGATGGGTAGCAAGAGGACACTCATATGAAACAACACCAGTTTACACACATCCAGAGATGTTTGATGAAAATGGTAATCTAAGAGCCGATGAAATTTTAGCAGTTCGATTTGAAAATTATGACAACAACGACGAAGAAGAAGACAACGACTAAGAAGGTAAAACTACCTCCTAATCCTTTTATCCATGAGATATTAGAGTATGTTGACAGTCAAAGAACAAAGGCAAAAAAAGTTGAAGCCTTAAGAGAACACAGAGATGATTCTTTAACTGCAGTTCTGATATGGAATTTTGATGACAAAGTGGTGTCAGCTGTTCCTGATGGTCAAGTTCCTTATAAAGAAAATGAAGTTCCTGTTGGAACTGATCATACGTCACTTCGCAGAGAATGGAAAAATCTATATCACTTTATTAAAGGTGGTAATGACACACTGAGTTCTCTTCGTAGAGAAACGATGTTTATTCAATTATTGGAAGGTCTGCATCCAGAAGAGGCTAAAATTATTTGTCTTGTCAAGGATAAAAATCTTACAAGTAAGTATAAGTTGACTAAGGAAATTGTTGCAGAGGCATTTCCTGATATAACATGGGGTTTACATAGAGGATCATGAGTGAAGTGAAAGCAGAAGATTATTCTTGTGAAGTCTTACTTGAACAGACAACACAGGAAAAGGCGAAAGACACATCTTTTCCCACAGATGCATACAACGTAATTTATTCAGTGGATGGAGAGGATATGTTAGATGTGTGTCGTGCGCAGAAGAAGGCTGACATATTTGATTTATATTATGACAAATACAAAAATGTAAAAAGTATTGAGTATGGATCGGGAACTATCTCACCGAATCGATTTGGTTTAAAACCACCACCAAAGAAAAAGAAAACGAGAGGTAGCAATGGACAAAGATAATTTAAGAGATCAAATCAACGAACTTATTCGTGATGAGATTCAAGAAGTTATCAATGATTATGTTGATGCTCAAGAAACTACAAAAAAAGCTGGACTAGGGTTCGTTGGTAAAGAAGATGAACAGGAGTTAAAGGTTAACATTCGTAAGAGCGAAGTTGACAAGTTAATAAAACAATACAAAAAGATTAAGAAAAAAGAAAGAAACAATCTAAATAAGATCAAAAAACTTGGTTTGGTCGATAAAAACGGTAAACCTTTGTAAAATGTATCAAGTTATACCATTTTACTTGACTACATAGTTATGGTATGCTAACATACCTTTACGTTCATCCCACTAGGGACGCAAGTAAGCCGACACGGAACGGACTCGTTCATCTTCTTTGAAGACGCAAATGTTGACCGAAGGAACGGCATTCATTGCCCACTACGGAGGAAAAACCAATGGCAAAAGTCACTTATCGCGGAGTTCAATATGACTCTGAAGAATACAACGCTAAAGTAGTTGCGGAAGCAGCTCAGCGTGAAAGACACGATCTAATGTATCGAGGTCTGAAGGTTAAAAGCAAGGCATCACCTTGCAGCTAGCGTAAAGGAGGGGGGTTTACACCCCTCTTTTTTTATACTATAATAAATAAAATGAAAAGTTTTCATGGACAAAGGGAAATTAAAAGTCTTAGTCATGGCTCTCAAAGAAATCGTTGAAGAGTTAGAAAGCGAAGTGTATTCTGATGTTGACGCATACAAATCTGCATCTTTTTCATCTGCACCGATGAGTTATGATGAAATGTATGATGATGGATCAGATTAATGACAGTATCTCTTATTAGCATCACACCTGATGCAGAAAAAACAATGGCACATATTGCCAGAGTTTCTAATCCAAATAATCAAGACAATCCAAACTATGCAGGGTTGTTAAGATATTGTATTAAGCATAATCATTGGTCTGTTTTTGAGCAGTCCTCAATGACATTGGAAATAGAAACAACAAGAGCTATAGCAGCACAGATATTAAGACATAGATCTTTTACTTTCCAAGAGTTTTCGCAGAGATATGCACAAAGTAATGAACTTGGTAAAATACAATTACCTGATTTAAGAAAACAAGATTTAAAGAATCGTCAAAATTCTACAGATGATCTTGATCCTTTTGTAAGACAAAAGTTAGAAGCACAGATGATAACTCTGTTTAGTTCTGCACAATCTTTGTATAATCAAATGATTGATGAGGGAGTTGCGAAAGAATGTGCTAGAATGGTATTACCTTTATGCACACCAACAAGAATATACATGACAGGATCATGTCGATCTTGGATACATTATATTGATCTTAGATCAGCACACGGAACACAGAAAGAACACATGGATATTGCTGAAGCATGTCGTAAAGTGTTTACCGAACAATTCCCCACAGTATCTGAAGCCCTTGAATGGGTCTAAATATTTACAAAACTTAAAACACCTATGCCTACCTACCCTGTTAAAAACTTGAAGACCGGTGAAACAAAAGAGATCCAGATGTCAATGACAGATTACGATCAGTGGCGAAAGGATAATCCCGATTGGGATAAAGATTGGAATGCTGGAATTGCAAACGTCGGAGAAGTCGGAGAAGTTTATGATAAACTTCGGAAGACACATCCCGGATGGAATGACGTATTACATAAAGCATCGAAAGCTCCCGGTTCTAAAGTAAGACCTGTTTAATATGCCAAGAAAAAAGAAAACAGATCAACAGCCGATAGGTGTCGGATTAACAGCAAAACAAATGAAGAGGAAGAAACCAATCAACGTTGATATGTTGAGAGACATTGAACCTCTTACTCAAAATCAACAGAAATTATTTGAATCATATGCTAACGGTAAAAACCTAATCGCTTACGGTGCAGCGGGCACAGGAAAGACCTTTATAACACTATACAATGCGTTGTGTGATGTATTAGATACAACGACACCATATGAAAAGATATACATTGTGAGATCGCTTGTATCCACCAGAGAGATTGGTTTCTTACCCGGAGATCATGAGGATAAGTCTTTCTTATATCAAATACCATATAAAAATATGGTGAAGTATATGTTTGAATTACCATCAGCAGCAGATTTTGAAATGCTCTATGGTAATTTAAAAGCACAAGAAACTATTTCATTTTGGAGCACATCATTTATTAGAGGAACAACATTTGATAGAGCCATTATATTGGTTGATGAATTTCAAAACTTGAATTTTCATGAATTAGATAGTATAATGACAAGGGTAGGAGAGAACACAAAGATCATGTTCTGTGGAGATGCAACCCAGACTGATCTCATCAAACAAAACGAAAGAAATGGTATCGTAGATTTTATGAGAGTTCTTCGTCTAATGTCATCAGTTGATATTATTGAGTTTGGTGTAGAAGATATTGTTCGATCTGGATTAGTTAAAGAATTTATTCTTGCAAAAATGGAACTTAATTTATGACCTTTATTCATCATAATTATCTGGGTGATCTTGAATTAACAAAAAAAGAAACAAACGGGATTCGTCTTTATAATCTTCCTAGTGGAGATTGGGTTCCGTCAATTACATCTGTGACATCTTTTTATAATCGTCAGATCTTTGCTGACTGGAGAAAGAGAGTTGGTGTTGAAGAGGCAAACAAGATAACAAAGAAGGCAACTGCTCGTGGTACAGATTATCATGAGGCAGCACAGGCATACTTAATGAATCTTGAATTGAATTGGGATGATTATCAGCCTCTGACTAAGTTTATGTTTTATAATACCCTACCATATCTGGACAAAATAAATAATATACACGCTATTGAAAGGACTCTTTATTCAGAATATCTGGGTCTTGCCGGTAGAGTTGATTGTATCGCAGAGTATGAAGGAGAACTAGCAGTAATAGATTTCAAAACTTCAACTAAGATTAAACCAGACAACTGGTGCACGAATTACTTTGTGCAAGAAATGTTTTATGCAGCTGCGTACTACGAACTAACAGATATCCCTGTTACAAAGTTAATTACAATAATGGTAACTCCTGACGGAGAGGTAAAAGTATTTGACAAACGTGACAAAGGGGACTATATTAAATTATTAGTTCGTTACATTAAAGAATTTGTATCTCACAATACTGGGTCGCCAAATGGACAATGAACTAGAAAAGGCATTCGAGGATAAGTTTTATTGTCCTGCTCGTTTCGCACAAGAAATCGAAGGACTTGTGCAATCTCAAGAAGAGATGAATTACATAGATGCGATTGTCTATTTCTGTGAACTCAATTCCATTGATCTTGAATCAGTTCCAAAACTGATATCAAAACCATTAAAAGAAAAACTAAAGTATGAGGCTCAAGAACTCAACTTTTTAAAAAGAACTTCAAGAGCAAAACTCGTTTTCTAATGAATGATCCCGATGATAATCCCTTTTGGGGTGAACCTACTCCCTCTGATCTATGGGAGGACATGGCCAAACTTAACGTATTGTATGAAGAATTGAATTGGGGTCATCGTGATTACCTTGAGTTTACAATTGAAGGAAATCATATTACAATAAGGAATAAATCCAGAGAAGGAAGGTAATGATGCCGTTTGATGCCTACCGTTGTTATTTGTCATTAAAAAATCACTTCACAAAAGACCACTATGATTACCATAAGTATGGTGGTAAAACAAGGGCAACCAAAGAGGCCTTCTATAAGAGGAAGGATCGTTTTTGGTTTGAAAGATTCGCAAGACAGAAGAATGATAAAGAGGTTGTAGATTTCTTTGTATCTAATTTTGTTTCATGTTCTGATCCTGAGAGTATGTGGATTGGAGAAATGATAAAAGAAGGAGAGGGGAGATATACTGATTGGAAAAAGAAAGTACAATCACTGTCATATATTTTTAAAGAAGAATCTGAAAGCCTGTTCACTGATAATAAGGTGGATGATGTGTTTGATTGTAGTAAAGGTCATCCAATCGTATTAAAGAAATTTTTAGGTGGTAATATCAGTATTGAAAGTATGGTGATCTATGATAGAATACTAGGGTACGGGAAAGACTTCGATCAAAAGTTGAATGATCCTGTATGGAAAACCGTCAGTCGAAGGGTAAAGAAGTATTCACCCTTCCTAAATATAGATGTATTTCGCTATAAAAAAATTCTAAAGGGGGTAGCAACTAAGTGAGTTTCTTTGACTCTGACATTGTGAAAGCTGAGATGTCTGACATCCATCAACTTCAAGAAGAAATCTATTCTTCTGTCATGAAGTTTCCTTATATGAATGTTGCTGATAAAACAGAACATATCAATTTACTTTCTGAACTCGTCGAGAAACAAAAAGTCATGTATGCTCGTCTGAAATTATCAGATGACCCCGATGCCGAAAAAATGAGAGAGGAAATCATGAGGTCAGCACATTCTATGGGTTTGCCCAAGAATGTTGACATGAGTGTGATCTTTAATCAAATGAGTGAAATGATTTCTCTTATGAGAGATCAGTTTGACATCGGCACATTTTAGTGTATAATAGAGGAGTACACACAAGCCAAATCTAATTTAATCCGAGGTAATCTAAATGTCTTTCGCAGACCTAAAGAAGCAGTCATCACTAGGTTCATTGACTGCAAAACTTGTTAAGGAAGTTGAAAAAGCGAACACATCTGGTGGAGGTGGAGATGAACGTCTCTGGAAACCAGAACTAGATAAAACAGGTAATGGATATGCAGTTATCCGTTTCCTCCCTGCACCTGAGAACGAAGAGTTCCCATGGGCAAAAATGTACACTCATGCCTTTCAAGGGCCCGGTGGTTGGTATATTGAAAATAGTCTAACCACAAATGGTCAAAAGGATCCTGTCTCTGACTACAATCGTGAGTTATGGAACAGTGGTAATGAGTCTGACAAAGATGTCGTGCGTAAACAGAAACGTAAGTTATCTTATTACAGTAACATCTATGTTGTGAAAGATCCTACAAATCCTTCTAATGAAGGCAAAGTATTCTTATTTAAGTATGGTAAAAAAATATTTGATAAGATTATGGAAGCAATGCAACCAGAGTTTGAAGATGAGACTCCAATCAATCCTTTTGATTTCTGGCAAGGTGCTAACTTCAAGTTGAAGATTGTGAAGAAAGATGGATATTGGAACTATGATAAGTCTGAATTTGACAAAGTAGGGCCAGTCCTAGAAGATGATGATGCTCTTGAAGCATTATGGAAGAGACAGTATTCACTTACTGCGATCACTGCTCCAGACCAGTTCAAGTCATATGATGATCTTGAAAAGCGTTTGAAGTATGTTCTTGGCAAAAAACCAGTCAATCGTTACGTTCCTGATGAAGAATTAGAGAACGAAAGTGAAGGTCTTAACGTTGCAGAGAAAGTAGTTACACAGGCAGTATCAACTCCCACAGCAACTACAACTGTTGACTCTGATGAGGATGATGCATTATCATACTTTCAAAAGTTAGCAGATAGTTAACTATTGATATAAACGTATATTGTCTCCTTGCACTAAGGTTCTGCTCAAAAATTGAGTGGAACCTTTTTTATTACTCATAATTTCTTCAAGATCATCAAAAAGAATATTTACATATATTGGTTTTAGTAAAAATATTTCTCTTTTTTTATCATTAATAATTTCTTCATGCATGTAATTTGTTACTGGTGAAGCCACGTCAGTCCTTATTACTTGCTGTTCAGATAAATCATCAAAAAACGAAACACTTTGCCCAACACCAACTCTAACACCAGATGGTATTATTATTGTTCCATCACTTGCTTTTACCTCTCTTGATTCATAGTGATGAATCCCTGAGTATAAAGTTGTTTCATCATTATATTTTTCAGTTACATATGTATTAAAGTCTGCTTGTGATAAAGGCCACTCACTTTGAACATTTATAATATTATTTGAAATTAAAACTATCCAATCAAGACTTGCATCATTATAGATTTCATGTGCAACGTTATCAGGTCTATCATCTCCGATGACAGAATATTTTGTGAAGAAAGTAAGATCTTGAAAGATATCTTCTCTTAACTTTGCTCTCTTGAAAAGGTTTTTAACAAGCGAAAAATCATTTTCTTTTCGACCATCCTCTGTGCGGTTTACGTAGAGAAAATCTCCTAGATTTGAAAAATATGGATTTGGCATTTTAGAATCCTATACCTCTTGACTTTGCTTGACCTGCGAAATCTGTTTCAAAAATTCCATCCTCTAATTTATCGACAGGAGTTTCATTATCACTATCATAATCATCGTTATATATAGATTCTAATTCTTGGAATGATAATGATAATGAATATGAAACCATTGATGTGTCTTCATAAGTCATGTATGTATTTTCAGGCATATAGTTTACACCAACTGATAAAAGAGCACAATGTTTTATTCGAGGTAAAAAACCGTGAGGTTGTAAACCACTCATAAATTTTAATTCATATGTATTAGGTGCTCCTAAGAAGATACCACCACGAGTTCTCTGTGCAGCACTTGATTGTTTTAATGCTCTGATAATTTGTCTTACCTGTAACGCTTCAGAGCGATCTCTTGGACTTAATAAAAATTGAAAAGTAAATGTTCTCAAAGCAGGCCCTTTGAATAGTAACGCTAAATTATTATTTAATATTGATCCCTCTGTTCTTGCAAGCAATTCATCGGTGTTTACTCCAGTAGCACTACCAGCGATAAGATTTGTGATAGCTCTTCTTGTATTTTGATCTTTCACTGCCCTTTTTAAAACAGCACCTGTGCTCTCCTCTTTTTTTGTCTTACCTCTTAAAAATTGTAATGCTGCTCCTGATGTTATTTTTTGAAGAGGATTTAACGTTCCTGATCCAAAATTAACTTTGTTTTGATCTGTAACACCATCTGGTATTGGTAAAAAGATATGCCCTATAGGAGTTTTATCAAATTCTGGTTGGTCAATATTCTCACCAGCTGCATATATTTTATCTTGACTCCTTGCAAAACTATTTCTTAACCCATATCCAACGTATTTACCTTGTTTATTATTGAAGGCAGCAGCCAATTTTGGATATTTACTTGCGTCTAAGTTTTTATAATCATTTGGTAAAAGTTGATTACCCGTTTTTTTGGACGCAAACCTTTTTCGCTTTGAGGCAGATGAATTCTCATCTTTAGGTTTGAGTATTGTAATTTTTAACTTATCTTGAAGACTATCTCTTATATGAATTGGATAGAACATATCTGGATACTTACCCCTTGCCAGTCTTTTATCCAGTGCTTTTTGTTTTTTTTCTGCTGCGTCTTCTGCAGCCTTTGAATCAATCTCATCATCTTTACTATTAGCTTTTCTATTATTACTAAAACCCTCAAGACTTTGTTTTACTTTAGAATTTTTTTCGTCTTTAACAATATCTTTTACTTGACCGGCAGACGCTTTTTGTATTGAATCAATTTTTTTCTGATCAAGTTTACCATTACCATCTTTTAAAAAATCACTATTTGCACCTGCTTCGGTTAGTTTAAATGATTTTTCTCCTGCAAGAGTTGATCCTTCTGCAATTATTATTCCATTTCCTGTGTTTCCATTTGTTAGTCTTTCTTCGTCACTTAAGTTATTATAATCATCCAATTTAGATTTACTATCAAACATTATAACTTCCCTTTTATAATGTATCTCTCCAGTTGGAAGAACACCATCTTGAACAACTCTTGTTGTTGTGTAAAAATTATTATTTCCCCCTCGGCTCCGATCAAATCTTTGTCTAGATCCTAAATTTTTTTTTCTAAAAGTATTAACCTTACTTACTTGATACTTATTTCCATCATTAAAAACTTCATTTGAATTAATTCCTGACATTTTATCGACCTTTCTAGTTATTTAGACGAAATTTTGCATAAGGAATCGCAAGAAGATCATCAAGTTCATCTGGTTGCACTATGTATAATTGTCCTGCAAGTTCTGCCCATGTATAGTTACGATATTTTTGCCAGTGAAAATTAAGTCCACGAAAACCCCATGCAAATAAATCAGTGCAGGCTATTAGCGGATGTTGATCGTATGTAATATTTGGAGTCTTAGGATTATATACAAAGGTATAAAAGTTTCCAACATCAGGAACTGGTGTGACAGTATCATTTAAAAGTGACATGATTTCTAACATCATGTCTTCTTGATCATTTGTCCGATTGTTTATGTCATTCCCTTCAAGTCTACTCATCTGATTCCAAGTTCTTTCTCTGTGACAACTTTAAATTCGATACGGTGATCTTCACAAAATTCTTTTGCAGCTTTCCATTTTGCTTGATTAACTGCGTAAGTTACACATTCTGTCAGGTAAGATTTTGTTTTTCGACTTCTTGGTTTAGGTGGCATGGTTTGTTTATGTGGTTTGACCTCTACTACATAAGTTTTTACCATATTATTTTTTTCTTTTACCTTAATTAAGTAGTCTGGATAATATTTGTGAACTCGATTATCCTTTGGTGAAACATAAGGTATGCTAAACTCTTCAGAAGCCCATGATATGATACTATTATTCATATCACACCATTGACAAAACTTTCTTTCCCAACTACTACGACATATAATCATCTTTGAGTTACCCTTATACTTGTGTGGGTACACTGGAGTATATTTACTTTTGATACTCTCGCCCATAACTTGCCTACATAATATACAAGGTCAATCTATATTTATAAATGGCTACCATCCCACCACAACGGAAATCGATATCTCAAGTGAAAGCGCAGTTGTTGAATCCCGCAACAACTTCTCATTTTCAGGTGAGCGTCTCTTTTCAAAATAGTAGATTCAATCGATTTAAATCGGAGTTAGGATTAAACTTAGATCAAGGAAGACTTAATATATTATGTTCTGATGCAGCGTTACCGGGATCAAGATTTTTGACATCCGAAATTAATAATAATCTTCCGGGTGTACGAGAGAGGCATGTATATCGTAGAAGTTACGATGATCAAATTAATCTTTCATTTTATTGTGATGCTGATCAATATTTACCAATCCGATTTTTTGAAGCATGGATGAACTATATCGCGGGCACAAGCACAAGTGAGAATGTTCAAAATCCTACTTACTCTTATAGAGTTAAGTTTCCATCAGATTATCAAAGGGGTTCGTCACTTGAGATAACTAAATTTGAGAAAAATTTAGATTCAAGAAGGAAAACAAAACTACTTACTTATAAGTTTGTTAATTGTTTTCCACTTGCCATCAACACGATGCCTGTTTCGTATGATGCATCAAACCTTCTTAAATGCACTGTGGGTATGGCTTATACAAGATACTTTATCGAAGATAGACCAGCTGGAGTGATTCCAAGATTTTTAAATCAACTTGATAGTAGATTGACTAGAAGAAGAAATGTGAATGCTTTGGTGGATGATACTGATTTAAGTCGTCGTGAGGCTGCTACCATTGAATCAGGAGGTTTCTTACCTGAAGTGGTCATAGGAGGTTAGAATACCATACTAAATAAACTTACTGAATAGAATATTATGCCATTACCAAAAATTGCAACACCAAGTTATGAACTTGAATTACCATCGACAGGAAAGACAATACAATATAGACCATTCTTAGTTAAAGAGGAGAAACTCCTTGTTATTGCACTTGAGAGTGAGGATACAAAACAAATTACAAACGCGATCAAAGCTGTAATTCGTGCTTGTATATTAACCAAAGGTGTTAAAGTTGAGTCACTTCCAACATTTGATATTGAATATTTGTTTTTAAATATCCGTGGTAAATCAGTCGGTGAGGACATCGATGTTAATCTAATCTGTCCCGATGACAATGAAACTGAAGTAAGTGTATCTGTTAATCTTGATGATATTAAGGTTCAAAAACCTGAAGGTCATTCAAATAAAATAAAACTTGACAATAATTTAATGATGGAGTTGAAATATCCTTCACTGAATGAATTTATTAAAAATAATTTTGATCCAAATGATACTACAAAGAATCCTATGGATCAGTCATTTGATTTAATTGGTTCATGTATCAGCAAAATTTATAATCAAGAAGAGGTATGGGCAGCAGCTGACTGTTCTAAAAAAGAGATAACCGACTTTTTAGATTCAATGAACTCAAGTCAATTTAAAGAAGTTGAAAAGTTTTTTGAAACAATGCCAAAGTTAACTCACACCTTGAAAGTTTTAAATCCTAAGACAAAGGTGGAAAGTGATGTGGTGCTTGAGGGATTGGCATCTTTTTTCGGTTAGCCATGGCTCATAACAATCTGGAAAACTATTTCAGATTAAATTTTGCCATGATGCAGTATCATAAATATTCTTTGACTGAAATAGAAAACATGATACCTTGGGAACGAGATATCTATGTTGGATTATTACAAGCACACCTTGAGGAAGAAAGACTAAAGGAGAATCAAAGAAACGCAAATGGATGAGACATCTCCAGTATTTGAAAATTTTCGCAATAAGATGCGAGCTTTTGGTGAGCCTATTCGTGCAACCACAAGGAGAGTTTCCGCGTCAAAATTTTTAGGAAGAGATGATATTGGAACACAGGTAGCAATTAATTCTAGGAAGATAACAATATTAAAAAATGTGATTCAAGCACAACAGATTCAAACTGGTGCGATGCTCAGTTCGTTATCGATGGGATCAGTGAAGGGTGTTGAGGAAAATATTATGGATATAAGAGAGACTATGACATCGATACTTGAAACTTTGAAAGCACAGGAGAAATTTGAAATTGAAAAGTTTCGTGATATGCAAAGAAGATTGGAGAATGAAAAAAGAAGAAACAGAGAGGGATTTTTAGAAAGAATTAATAAAGCTGGTATGAATGTGATAAAGAGAGGGGTTAATAAGGTCATAACTCCTATTCGTAATATGTTTAGTAACATCATTGGATTCTTCGCAAAACTTTTTCTTGGAAAAATTATGGTAAGTTTCCTTAGTTTTTTCTCAAATCCAGCGAACGTAGCGATAGTAGATGGCATAGCGAATTTTATCGGAACATTTTTTCCAGTCATAGTTGGTGGTATCGTAGCAGCAACAGTTGGTATTGCTGCCCTCGGTGTAAAGATGCTTGGACTAGCAAATGTTTTAAGGGCTGCAGCAATTGGTTTAGGTTTGACAAGTCCAGTGGCAAATTTAATTGGTTTGGGTTTAGGTGGTCGTGGTGTTGGTGCTGCTGGTGGTGTTGGTAAAGGAATAAAAATGCCAAAAATGCCAGCAATGCCTAAAATTGGTGGTGATGTATTGATGAAACGAATACCTCGGTTTGATGAAATGAAATTATTGCTACCTCCAATGGGTAAAGCAGGGAGAGGATTTTTTAATTTCAATAGAGGTGGTGTGGTTCCGGGAAGAGGTAATACTGATACAGTCCCAGCTATGCTTACTCCCGGTGAGGTTGTTATAAGCAAACCTGCTGTCAATATGTTTGGTTTACAGAATCTCTTGAGATTGAATAAAGATGCTGGATCATCAGGTAAACCAAAAATAAGAGATGGTATTTCATACGCGAATGAAGGAATGGTTGCTGGTGATCTTTTTGGATTAATGAATTCTATGATTCAACAAGCAAATCAATTACCTGAAACTGAGTTTGGTAAAAAGATGATGGGATTTGAGGATACAATGAGAGACGCAGCAGTCAATATTGGTAACAAAGTTACAAAAGAGGATTTAGGTCAAATAAAAAATTTAAAAAATACTGTCCCTAATTTCTTATTAGGTGGTGGGCCGAAACCTACAGTTCCAACTGAACTACTTAATAAGGTAAAAGACGTATCACAAAACCTCTTACCAGTTATGACACAAACATTTGGTGGAGATGATTCACCATTTGGAGATATACAAGATGTCATCAGCAAATTTAGTAATCCAGATTTATCTCC